ATGACATGGATTCTCAGTTCAATCTGGCGGCGGCTGAGGCGCTTGCTGCCGGCTCCGTGTTCTGGGTGCTGTCTCCTGCGGATGAGGATCATGAGCATCCGTCTGTTCGGGCGCTGGACTCGCGGCACGCCGGTGTCCGCATCGACCACTTTGGGAACGTGATCGAGGGGATTGCCGTCTACCGTTCGGGAGATGGCGTTAAGTGCGCCTCGTACTACACGCCTGACGGTATGACCGCGTACAGGCAGGTCGGTACCCGGTGGGTGTCCGACTGGTCTACGAGTGACCCGTGGGGTGCGTCGATCGTGCCTATGTTCAACCGGGCTCGGCTCCGTGACCGGTACGGCCGGTCTGACCTGAAGGAGCTGAAGACGGTCATTGACGCGGCCTCTAGGACTCTCACGAACCTTCAGATGGGGCAGGAGGTTGCCGCTTTCCCGCTGAGGTTCCTTATTGGTGACGGCGCTGACCGGATGCTGGCCGGGCAGCAGGCGGCTGCCGCGATGAACGGGCAGTTCGGCGGTAACCGCATGGAGAACTATGCTGGCGCGCTTCTGGCCGCCCCCACTGGGGCTGACGTGAAGCAGCTGACGGGCGCCTCCTTGGATACGTTCACGAACACGTACCGCACTTACGCGTTGCAGATCTCAGCCATGACGGGTATTCCGCCGTCAATGATGGGCGTGGCCGCCGACAATAACCCGACGTCTGCCGAGGCTTTGCGTGTGGCGAAGGATCGTCTTATCGCTCGCGCTGAGAACAAGCAGCGCCAGTTCAGTGACGCTCTTGAGCGTATCGCCCGCATTATCGCGGTCATGAACGGGGAGTCACCTGAGGGGCTGGAGACCCTTGAGGTGATGTGGGCTGACGCTGCAGCGCCGTCGGCGAGCGCCCAGATGGCTACCGCCATGCAGGCCGAGTCTCAGGGGGTTATCGGCGCTGAGACCGCACGGGACTTCATGCACCTTTCCCCGGAGCAGATGGAGCGCGAGAACCGTCGCCAGAACGACCTGGACTCGATGGCGGGCCAGATCCTCCCTGTCGGCCTACAGGATGAGGATGAGGAGGAGGATCCTGAGGACAGTGACGAGGAAGAGGATCCTGTCGACGCCAAGGGTGAGGCTAAGAAGTGACCCTCGCGCTCTTCAGGGCTCTCCTGGCCACTATCGCCCGCACTTTCCAGAGGCGCCTGGCTGACTCCACAGCCCCTTTGCAGGGGAAGCCGGTGACGCTCTCGGAGAAGGAGATGGGTGAGGCGATAACCCCTCTCGTGTGGGCCGCCCGGCGGCAGGCGTGGGCGGCTACGGCCTTGTTCCTGCGGGGGCAGGCCAGGGCGCATGGCGCGAATGAGGCGTGGATCCCCCCGCAGCCGGGCTACAGCCCCGACTCGGTGCGCTACGCGATCAGGTCCACCAAGGCCCGCTCCGGCAAGCCTGAGGCGTTCAAGGCTCTCCAGGGTGAGCTCACTAGCCACGTGTATGCGGCGTCCCGTAGGACCATCAACGATGCCGTAGAGGACGCCCCTGACGTCGCTGAGCTCCTTGACGACCTCGAGCGGATCGCCGATGACCTCGATTCCTTCTCTAAGGAGCAGGTCGAGCAGATTGAGCGGGAAATCAAGAAGCATGAGCGGAAGCGCCGCCCCCGGAGGAACTGGGTTGACGTGTTCGATGAGGTCGCGGACCGGGTCGACAAGGCCATCAAAGAACTCGAGTCCGAGGGGATGCTGACTCAGAAGTACAGGGACTCGGAAGCGCTGAAGGATCTCCCGGACAAGTACCGCCGTTCAAGGGACGGGACACTGATCGCCCGGCCTTTTGCGTGGGCGCGGGTCGTTGCCCCCTCAAAGAATGGGCCGTGCGGCTTCTGCGCAATGCTTGCCTCCCGCGGCCCCGCCTACAAGACATCCAAAACAGCTGGCGTTGGCGTCAACAGGTTCCATAACCACTGTCGATGTGTGTGTGTAGCGGTTTACACGTCCAGGGCGTGGCCGGGTAAGGAGCAGCATGCTAGATTCGAACAACTGTACAATGAGGTAGTGAAGGCCCATGACCTTCATGGGCACGAGGCGCTGCAGGCCATGAACCGCCGCCTCTACCAGGAGCAAAGGAGAAGGAATGGCTGACACCCCCACTGAGTCATCCGACGAGGCCGCCACCACCGTCGAGGAGGCTAACCCCGCGCCGGAGCCCCAGGGTGATGTTGAGGCGGAGGCCACCAAGCAGGAGGAGTCTACGTCCGCGCCTGAGGAGCCTGAGAGCGTCCCCGAGGAGCCCAGCAGGCCCAGTGAGCTCGACGACCTGAAAGAGCGCCTAGGAGCCCTTGAGGCGGTACTCGCCAACAAGGACGAGGAGATCAAGGCCCTACGCGACACTGCAGCCAAGGACTCCCTGATCCGTGACGCGGGCCTGCCCTCGAAGTACGCCCAGTTCCTGCACGGAGACGAGTCCGGGTGGGGAGATCAGGTATCCGCCCTCCTGGAGCTCACCAGCAAGACCCCTGCGCGCCCCCGCGACCCCGCGGTAGACGCACAGGTCGGCTCCGACTCGGAGGATCGCGAGACCGCCATCCTCCGCATGTTCGGGCTCGCCGAGTAACCCCTGCCTGACAGGGGCAACATCTAGAACAACTCTGCCGGTCAGGCAGGAAGGAGATGCGAATGGCGGACAACGCTGCCAAGGTCGCAACCATTGCAAAGCTTACCGCCGGCGGTAACGCCGAGGGCTTCCCGAAGGAGGTGCTTGCCCCTATCTGGAAGCGGGCTTTCGCTGGCTCCGTCGTCCAGAAGGTCGCTGGCACTGTCCCGGTTTCCCTGGCTGGTAACGCGGTTACTATGCCTGTCGGCCAGCCGGTCGCCGGTATCGTCCAGGAGAGCGCCGACAAGCCTGTCGTTGACGTCTCTGTCGGCCTGAAGACCTTCAGTCCCGTCAAGACTGCCGCGATCGTGTCGATCTCTAAGGAGGCGCTCATGGCTAACCCCCTGAACGCCTTCGATGACCTGGAGTCGCAGCTGGCTGAGGCTATCGCCCGCTCGATCGACACCGCCGTCATTCACGGCAAGGACGCCCTCACCGGCACTACCCTGGCGGGCAAGGAGTCCCTGTCCTCGACCACTAACGTGGTGGAGCTGGACCCCGCCAAGTTCGACACCACCGGCTACCTGGGCAAGCAGCTCGCTGCCGCCTATGACAAGGTCGTGAACACTGACGGTGAGGTCGACTACGACTTCAACGAGTTCCTCCTGTCGCCCAAGTTCCGGTCCATCATCATGGGCGCCTCGGACGGTTTCGGCCGCCCGCTCTACCAGGCGTCCCCGAACCTGGCTGACGAGTTCACCAGCGTCCTGGGCATCCCCGCCGTCTACAGCAAGGCCGTTAACGGCCGCGGCAAGGTGTCCGAGCCGAACCTGCTGGGCTTCGGTGGCGACCTGAAGGAGAACCTGCGTCTCGGCTTCGTTGAGGGCCTCACCTGGGCTACCGCCGACCAGTACGCCGCCGGCATGGACCTGTTCGGCACGAACCGTATCGCGATTCGTGTTGAGGCTATCTTCGGCTGGGTCCTGCGTGACCCGAAGGCGTTCGTGAAGATCACGAAGAAGGCTGGCTGATGAGTCCGTGGGGCGAGGGTTCAGTAATGCTCTCGCCCCACGGGTGACACCTAGGAAGGAGTAAGAGTGACCGTAGCGGAGAGACTCGACGTCGAACGCACACTCATGCGCGACCTCGAGGATGATGAGGCAAGGTGGGTGGATGCCCTCCTTGAGCGCGCCGAGGCTCTTATTCTCCTCCGCATGCCTGACGCGGTTAATCGCTGCCGCGTCGACTACCCGTTCCGCGTGGCTCTCATCATGGTGGAGTGTGAGGCTGTCGCTCGAGTGCTGCGGGCGCCTGGCGGCGGGCTCTACAAGTATGAGACTGAGGGCACCTACACCTACTCGGTGAATCAGGCTGTAGCTTCGGGCCTCCTGGAGATTACCCAGAGGGATTGGCAGGCGCTCGAGGGTGGTGCCGGCGGGTGGGGTAGTGCGGCCCCGGTCCTGGACGGGTATGCCCGGAACCGGCGTGGTGGGGAATGGTCCCCGGATGTGTCGAAGACATTCCTGATGTCTTTCCGGCCGGCTTCGGTCCCTGACAAGCCCGCCGCCCCCGAGCTGGGGTTGCAGCGGTGGGAGGGGTGGCGTACCACATGGTGACCTTCCGTCCTCGCCGCGGCCGCTACCTGGAGAACGGGCCTCACGCCGTGGAAGTCACTGTCGCGATTGTGTCTGAGGGCCGCACCGGGCGTCGTTACGCGCCCGGTGAGACGTTCTACGTCGACAAGGTTCTAGTACAGCCCTCCGCTGGTAACGCGTTGAAGGCTACGGAGAACCGCGCTATCCGCGGTGATCTTACCGATGAGACTACCCTTAAGATTATGGGGACTGGCCGGAAGTGGCCGGGCGGACCTCACTCGTGGGTGAAGATTATTAAGGGGCCACCGTCGTTGGAGGGGAAGACTTTCCAGCAGGCTGGTGAGCCGCTGACCTATGATGCCTCACCGATGACGCGTCATTTCAGTGTCCGCTGCGACACCCTGGGGACGGTGGCGAAGTGATCCACGCCTACGACAATAAGCGCATCCATGAGGATATTGCGGAGGTTGTTGCTCGCCAGCCGGAGTTTGCTGCAGCTGCAGCGAAGGTGTTTGCTGAGGTGAAGGCTGCCGCTTCCGCGCACGTCGACACTGGCGAGCTTTTTGCCTCATACGGCATGGAGCAGGGGAAGGTGGATTACACGATCGCCCCGTCCACCGACCATGATGCTGCCGTAGAATTCGGGCACTACGTGTATCAGGACCGCCAGGGGCGCCGCACTGGGCGGGAGGGTGCGCGGTATCGCACCTGGGTTCCTGGCCTCAACATCCTTCGTGGGGTAGTCCGCGATAACGGGGGATTCTAGTGGCATACGTTAATCCTCTCCCGTTCATTTACCGGTACATGAAGGACGCCGCCGCCCATGGTGCGGGCGAGTGGCCTATCCTCGAGAAGATCGTTTGGCGCACCCACGGCGACGTGGATGACCCAATGAATGAGCTCGTGTGCCGAGTGCAGATGACTATTGCGCGCACGCACCCGTCTGGTCCCAGGTTTGCGGCCACCCAGATTCGTGTGCGGCTCTATATGACCGGCCCGGACGGGGATGAAGTTTCTGATGCTTCCGATGCCCTGGTTCAGGCTGTAGATAAGGCTTGGAGGGACGGTATGATTACCTCTGAGGGCTGGGCGACTTACCTGGAGTGGACTCAGCTTCCCACGCCGGAAACGGACATGGGGACCACGGCAGACTATATCAACATGGTTTCGTCCCTTCAGGTGACGGCCAGGAAGGGGGCCTGATGGCTAACCTCGGAAACAGCAAGATTCAGATCGCGGGTAAGGGACACGTCTACATTGGTAAGGTGGACACCGTTGCCCCGAACCTGTGGGGCTACACTTTTGGTGACGGCACCACACTCGAGACCGCTGGGTGGACGTGGCTCGGTGACACCTCAAGCGAGAACCTGATTGAGGTGGAGACCGACGGCGGCGACACCTCCACGAAGCGAACCTGGGACCGTCAGGGCGTCCGCTCCACCCGCGAGGACGTCACCAACAAGGTGACCATCAACGCCGTCAACCTCGGTGAGGACGTCATGCGCGCGGCCTTCCCCGGCTCCACCTATGACGCCGAGAAGGGCGGCTGGGATGTCGAGCTGGACAACTCCAGTGAGCATGCCGTCCTTATCGTCATCGAGGATGGCCTGCTCGTGTCGGGCATGCTGTTCCGCCGCGTATCCCTGGCCGGTAACCTGCCGTCACTTTCGCTGGACAACTTCAGTGAGGTGAAGATCTCCGGGACTCTGCTGTCTCCCCCGTCGGGGAAGACTCGCGTCCAGATGCTCGAGCCGCGCACCGTCACCGGTGTCGGCACGGCGAAGCCGACCATCACGGCCCTGGCCCCTGCCGCTGGTGCGGTTGGTGCGAAGGTCACCATCACCGGAGCCAACTTCAACGGTGTCCGCGAGGTGAAGTTCGGCGACAAGGTGGCGACCTTCGAGAAGGACTCCGCCACCCAGATCACCACCTATGTGCCGCGTGGCGCTACTGGCTCGGTCAACGTGGTGGTCACCAACAACATCGGCGCGTCCGACGGGAAGCAGTTCACTGTCAACTGATGATCTCCGTCCGGCCGCCATGTAGGGGTGTGTGGTGGCCGGACGGTAACACCCCATTACGCCCCAACAGAAGGAGAAGGCAATGGCCTCCACCAAGAATGAAGTCCCCGAGTTCGACACTCTCGAGGGGCACGAGATTTTCAAGCCCGTCGACACGCTCCGTCCTTCCCAGCGGCTCCGCCTCACCGCGAAGGTGCTGCCCATGGTTGACGACTCAGACGAGTTCACTGACGAGAACATGGCTGTCCTGGCCGACATGACCGAGTTCCTTGAGGACAACGGCTACATCGCCGACCTGGATGCGTGGACTCGCTTCTTCAGTACTCACGGCATCGAGGGCGCCATCACTCTGGCTACCGCTTACGCGGGGGAAGCCACAGGCGCCAAGCAGTAGATGACTACTTCCGGGACAACCCTGATGCTGCCGCGGACTTCTGGGCGCTTTACCGCATCGACGTCTACGGCGGCTACAGGGTTCGTCTCGTGGAGGCACTGCTTGAGCGCCTTTCTTATGAGCCTTGGTCGCTGTACAGGGCGAAGCAGCTGGGTGGGCCGCAGTGGTTCGGCTACTCCGCCGACTCGGAGAGGCTGAATGCTTTGCTTGATGGTCAGCGTCTTCAGACGAAGGCCGCTAGTGGCCGGGGGCGGGCGTATCTTAAGGACTCTGAGATGGCTCCCAGGCCAGGGACTGTTAAGGCGAGTACGGTAGTATCGAGTAAGGATACCGCTGCGATGGCGGCCCTGTTTGGGGCCCTAGGTTGAGAGGTTAGGGGATGGCCGGTAAGGGTATTGTTGGTAAGCTAGGAGTCAAGGTCGTCCCCGACCTCTCTAAGTTCGCTGATGAGCTGAAGAAGAAGCTCCGTCGCATCCAGAAGCAGGTGGGCGACCTCGATGTTGAGGTTAATGCTGAGGTTGATGTTGATGAGGAGTCGCTCAAGAAGGCGCAGGAGAAGGTGCGCCGCAGCGACTCCAAGATGCCGGTCGAGCCTGACCTCGATACTGGGTCGCTCACGAAGCTGAAGGCGAAGCTGCGTGACCTGAAGGCTGAGCTGAAGGTTAACCCGAACCTGTCTGAGCAGGACAAGAAGCGGATTGAGCAGAAGCTCGATGATATTCGCACCAATGTTCACCTGAATACGGACAAGACGGACCTGGCGAAGCTGTCCCGCGAGGTGAAGGGGGCGGCCGGGGACATTAAGGCTCAGCTGACGCTTAATAAGCGGTCGGTGGCTGATATTGAGCAGAAGATCAGGTCCTTGAAGGCGCAGATCAATGCTTCCCCGAAGCTCGATAAGGCCGCGAAGGCTGAGATCGAGAGAGATATCAGCAGGCTCCGCTCAATTGTTGACGTGCACGCTCACCTGTCGGAGGAGCAGAAGAAGAAGATCAAGCATGAGCTGAATAAGCTTGATGGCAAGGCGACCGTTAACGCCGATCTGGACGACGGTAAAGCCCGGTTTGACCTGAAACGCCTCACTCGCTCCAGGTGGGTGGATATTAACGTGCGCCTCGGAAAGGCTTCCGCGGCTCGTGTGGCAGCCCAGCTCAAGGCCCTGGCTGGAGGGAACGTCTTCGAGTCAATTGGCCGTAACCTGAATGACTTTCTGCGTAACCTGGATACTGCGTCCGTGAAGATCGGCACTGTCGCCACCCTGATTGGTGGCGCCGTGTCCGTACTGGGCGCGGGGATGGGGGTCCTGTCCTCCGTGGGTGTGGGGATAGCGAAGACTACTCCGGCCCTGCTGGCCCTGCCTGGCATCTTTGGTGGTGCCGCTGCCGGCGCTGGCGTCCTGATTGCCGCACTGAAGGACGCGAAGACTGTCCTGGGGGACCTGAGTCCCGCGTTTGAGGGCTTGCAGAAGCAGATCTCGTCCTCATACTGGGCGCAGGCTGCGCAGCCGATCAGGGATTTCGCTAACACTGCGATCAGTGAGCTCTCTCCGGCCCTCTCTACGGTGGCGACTCACTTGGGCTTGATGACGGCCGCTATCGCGACCGCGGCCAGTGGGCACCTGCCCGGCTTCCAGCAGTCCCTGTCCTACCTGTCGCAGGCCCTTAGCCTAGGGTCGACTGGGGCTGCCGCTTTCACTAACGGCCTCCTCACGATGGGCGAGGTTGGCGCTAAGTACCTGCCGAATATCGCCCAGTGGGCTAATGATCTCGCGCTCTCGTTTGAGAAGTGGGCTATTAAGGCCGCCGAGTCCGGGAAGATGGACCAGTCTATCCAGGCTGCAGCGAAGGCGTTCGGCACCCTGAAGGACATTACGGTCGACCTGGGTGGAATTATCGCGGGCCTGTTTAAGGCGATGGCGAATGGGTCAGCACCGATCGACTCTATCGCTACAGCCCTGGATCGGGCTAACGCCGCGGTAAATGGCCCCTTGTTCCAGTCAACCTTGACATCCCTGTTCTCGTCGATGTCTGTGGCGGCAGGGAAGGCTTTTGAGGGAGTGGGCTCCCTAGGGAACGCGTTCGTGTCCCTGGAGCCGACCCTGGCTAAGATTCTCCCCCTGATTGGGGAGACACTGAAGACTGCCCTTGAGGGTATCGCTACAGCCTTGGAGAATCCGGCCTTCCAGGACGGCCTGGTGTCTTTCTTCTCGGGGCTGCTTACGGCTGTTCAGGCTCTCGCTCCGGCTATGCCCGCACTGGGCGAGGCGTTTGGGGCGATCGCTACCGTGGCTGGCACCCTGCTGGCGGCTATCGCGCCTCTGGTGGCGCAGCTGGTGGAGCAGCTGGCGCCGATTCTTCAGCAGCTGGTGCCTATCATTACGCCGATTATCGAGCAGTTGGCCGCGTTCCTCATGCCTGTGATTCAGGCGCTGCTGCCGGTTATCTCGGAGATGGTCACGGTGCTGGGGCCGATCGTCACTGATCTGCTGTCTCAGATCCTTCCTCTGCTGGTTCCGATCGTCCAGCAGCTCGCTGAGGCACTCATCCCCGCGATCCAGCTGGTCGGGGTCACGATGCAGGTCATGGGTCCCCAGATCGTAGCGGCGTGGCAGCTGATCACGACCATCATCTCCGGGGCGATCAACACGATCAAGGGCATCATCAATATCGCCCTCGGCCTGATCTCCGGCGACTGGTCTAAGGTGTGGACTGGGATCAGTCAGGTCGCCAGCGTCATCTGGAACGCGATCAAGTTCGCGTTCCAGGCGTTTGGCGCGACGCTGGGTGGCCTGGCTACGGCGGCCTGGAACTACATTTGGACCACGGTCATTAATTTCTGTAAGAGCATCCTGAGTACGGTCACGGGGTGGATCAACAGCGTCAAGAACTTCTTCTCCGACGGATGGAACTACCTGAAGTCGCTGACCCAGGCGGCCTTCTCCGCACTCGTGTCCACCATTCGCAACTGGATCAACAATGCGCTCAACTTTATGAGGAACTTCCCCAACTCGGTCAAGAACATCTTCTCCAACGCGGGGTCCTGGCTCATCAGTGCCGGTAAGAACGTCATCAACGGCTTCCTTAACGGCTTGAAGTCGATGTACGGCTCGGTCAAGTCGTCCTTGGGTGGACTGACCAGCAAGCTGACGTCCTGGAAGGGGCCCGCCCCTGTGGACCGGGTGATCCTTAAGGGCGCAGGCCAGATGGTGATGCAGGGTTTCATTAACGGCCTCGAGTCGCAGTACTCGGCGGTCAGGGACTCCCTTGAAGGCTTCACCAACACCCTGAGCAGGGATGTGGCGCCGGAGATCTCTGCCACCGTGTCGGGGAACTATGAGAAGTCGGTGAAGCGCCAGTTCGGCAACATGGACCTCGAGGCGCCCGCGCAGGGCGACCGCGTATCGAGCGGCACCACGGTCAACATCACCAACAACTATCCGCAGGCGCAGCGGGACTCAAAGACCCGCGATGACGTCGCGGACGCTATCCGCCTGGCCGCGAGCATCTAGGATTAGGGTATGAGCAGTGAGTATCACCTGAATGGGGTCGACCTGGACCAGCCGGGGAAGTGGAGGGTCATGCAGGGCACTCTCCTGCCGGCTGTGCCGGAGCCGCGCCTGACGTCCACCGAGGTCCCTTCGAGGAGTGGCGTCATTGATGGCGCGGCCACGAGGTTCGGCACGTTCAAGGTGACTGTCGCACTGATGGTCGAGGGGGAGGACAGGGCCTCCCTGGACGCGAACTGGCAGGCCCTCATGGCCCGCCTGCGGCTCTCCGGGACCCTGGGGGTACTCCAGCACCGCCCGGCCGGCGCTAACCCCAGGGAGGCCCGCGTGCGGCTCGTGAGCATCGCCCAGCCAGCATGGAGGTACGGGGAGTGGGCGATCGACACGACAGTCATATTCGAGGCCGTTGACGGGGTGTGGCGCGACGTGACCCCAGTGGAGGTGACGCTCCCTAACCTCGATGGCCTGGCGGGCGGGTCGGCCCCAGTCACTGACGCCCTGCTGAAGCTCGCCCCCACCGCGAACACGTGCACCATCAAGGATGTCACCTCTGGGACGTCACTCACGTGGCGCGGCACCATGGAGGGCGGCCAGAGACTCCTCATTGACGTGGCCCGCTATGACGCCTGGAGGCAGGTGTCCGAGCGGTGGGATCCCGCGCCGGGGGTACCTAGCAGGGCGGCGGAGATCAGCATGTCCCCCGAGGGGTTCCAGCTCACCCCTAACAGTGAAGGCAAGATCGTCTTGCAGGTCACCGGCACGGCGGGCTCGATCCGGGCGAGGAGGGCCTACTGATGCAGCGCACCTACTTCCCCGGCATGCAGCTCCGTGCGGTCGCCTACGTCGTCCAGGGGGACCGTATCGGGGTGGTCCCTGACATCCTGGAGATGACCGTCACCACCCCCCGTGGTGAGGCGCCCACCCTGTCCCTGTCGTACGCTCCTGGCCCTAACGCGGTCCGCGGCAGTGTCCTGGAGGGTGAGGTTGAGGTTGCTGTTGAGGCCACCTTCGACGGCGACACGTGGGAGGAGCTGCCTGACGCCCGGTTCGTCACCCAGAAGACCGAGCACAACCTCGTCAATGACGGCACGGACTCCCGTAAGGTCGAGGCCATCCACGTCAGCGACTACATGAAGGAGGCTCTGGTCTGGTCTGTACCCGAGGCCGCGAAGGACAAGGAAGGCAAGTTCAAGTTCCTGTCCAAGAACGCCGGGGAGATCATCGGCACGGTTTGGCAGGCCGCCACCAAACGCGGATGGGGTCAGGGCCTCACCCTGGACGCCACCACCACAACAGACTCCGCCAACCAGCGGTGGGCGAAAGTCGTCACCCTCTACTTCGACCCGTCTATCAGCATCCTTCAGATCGTGGACTCTCTCCGGAACCTGGGGATGATCGACACGGTGTGGCAGGGCCGCACCCTGAAGATCTATAACGCTGACACGACACAGGCACGGGATCTCACGGCCTCCAGGAGATGGCCTCTGGCGACCACCCTCACCGGCGCCCCAGAGGCCGCGACCTGGGCTGACATGTGCACCGACGTCCTGGTGAAGGGCGAATCCGGCAGGACGTGGCTCATCCACAACGACACCGCCCCGAAGTCCATGCGGCGCGTCGAGAAGGTCGTAGAGGCGGGCGGGGTCGAGCTCGAGGCTACCGCGAGGCTGGTAGCGGAAGCCACCCTGAAGTCCGGAGCCCACGTCAGGGAGGAGATCAAGCGCGAGTGGGCGGCGACTGACGTGCACCTGCTTCCGTGGCAGGACTACCGCCTGGGTGACTGGATGATGGTTGAGCGGCAGGGCGGCATGGAGCGCCTGCAGGTCGCCCAGATCAGCGTCACCCAGAAGGAGCAGGCGGTTTCCGGGCACACCACGTTCGGGACGGTCCTGGATAGCCTCCTGGGGCGGCTCACGAAGCGCACGAAGGGTATCGTGGGGCTCGCTACCACGAGCGGTAGCGGGGTGCGCCCGAACCCTCCCGTGTCGAAGAACTGGCCTGTCCCGCCCCAGGGGTTGACGGGGTCCACTAGGGCTGTGGTCGGCCAGGACGGGTGGCCTACCGCGGTCGTGGAGCTCCAGTGGGGGAAGGTGGATGCCGACGCCCTGGGGGCGAAGGTGGATGTCACCGGCTATGAGGTTTCATGGCAGAACGTGAAGCTTACTGCGGAGCGCTCCGGCTCGTATGTGACGAAGGGTGCGGAGGCCACCACTGCAGCTATCGCGCCGCTTGAGGTGGGGGTGCAGTACCGGTTCTGGGTGCGGGCTCAGACGCAGGATGGTGTGGGGGCGTGGTCGCAGCCGCTCATGATCACGACCGCTACGGACGTGACGCCACCCCCGGTGCCTCCGGTGCCGCGCCTGTCGCAGACTCTCGGGGTGCTTAACGTGGGCTGGCTGATGATTGGCGAGAACGGGGAGGCGATGCCGGCTGACTTTGCGGGCGCTGAGGTGAGCGTGCAGCTCCCCGGTGTGGCGCCTGGCGTGTTCAGTACTATGCCCGCCCCGGTGCAGAGGATCTCCCTGGCCGGCTTGGAGATGCGCGCGTATGAGGTGTGTATGCGCACCTACGACCGTGCCGGGAACAGGTCGGCCTGGGGTAGGGCTGCGACTATCACGCTGAAGCAGAACATTGACGCTGACGCTATCGCGAAGCAGGTCGAGGACAAGCTCAAGGGTAGCGACGCCATGCAGCAGGCCGCCCGCGAGGAAACCTTGAAGGAGATGAA